GGTGGGGTTGGTGGGGGCGGGGGCTGGTTGGTGGGGTGGGGTGGGCTGGGCGGGGTGGGGTGGTGGTTGCGCGGTAGGGTGTGGGGTGGGTGCCCCCCCCTCCCTGGTCATGTCCACGGTCCCGCCTCCTCCCCGGCTGGTGCTGCCGGTGTGGTCTGGTGTCATGGCCGTGTGTGCGCGGGAGTCGAAGGGGGTATGCTTCCGGGCGGGGTTCCGGCCCGCTACCCCCCCCCTCCCTTGCAAGTGTACCAGCGCGCTGCACCTGGGCAATCCCCGTGCGCCGGCACCTTCGCGGCAGCGCGTGTCAATTGGGTCCAACTCCTTCGAGGACGCCCGAGTTATTCCGCGTAGAGCGCGAGCAGTTCGGGCCGCCAGATGACCGTCGCCCGCTCCCCGCAGACCGCGACGCTTGACGCCAGTTGCCGCAGCAGCGCGTTCTGGTCGGGCGGCGGGAGCGCGCCGAAGGCGGGGAGGACACCGAGCGCGTCGAGCAGCGCCGGCGTGGGGCCGCCGCCGCGCCGGGCGAGGACCGCCGCTCGCGCGTCGAGCGCCGCCACCGCGGCCGCGAACTCCTCATCGGAGTAGCCACCCGGCACCAGCGAGGACCGCGCCAGGAGCCGGCGGTCCTCGCGCAGCCGGTCCCACGCGGCGGCATCCGCCGGGGCGGGCGCGGGGCGGGCCACCAGGCGCGGGCGCGCGGCGAGCTGCGCGACCTGGGCGACGACCTGGGCTTCGTAGACATCGGCGTAGGTGTGGCCGTGCGGGCAGCCCCCGCCGCCCGGGCGACTCCGGTAGGCGCGGCAGCGCGTGCCCAGCCGGTCGCGCGGGGTGCCGCGCCGGAGGTAGTAGCTGTCCCGCCCGCCGTATTGCACCCGCCCGCCGGAAGGGCAGGCCATCAGCCCGGTCATCATCCGCACGGCGCGACCACCGCCCACGGGCGGCGCGGCCGGCCGGTCGCGCGCCGCGCGCCACAGCGCCGGCCAGGGGTCGGGCTGTGTCGCCAGCCAAGCGCCCTTCTGCACGATGTCCCGCACCGTCTGCGGCCACCAGATGCGCCCCTCCAGGTTGCCGCCCGGGCGGTAGTTGCGCCCGGCACCGGGCGGGGGGATGCCCTCGGCGGTCAGGTGTCGCGCGACGGACTGGTGACTCTCCGTGGCGGCCAGGGCGAGGATGCGCCCGAGCAGCGGGGACTTCGCCGGGTCGAGCGTCAGCCGCCCCTCGGCGTCGAGCATCGCCCCGAACGGCGGCTCGCCGCTGCGCCATTTGCCCTGCGCTTTGAGGTAGGCGTGGATGGCGGTGGCCGTCTCGCTGCGCTCGTCCGACTCCATCTGCGCGATGCTGCCGAGGACGTGGACCGTCAGCCGCCCGACCGCGCTGGTGTAGTCGAGCTGCTCTTTCAGCGAGATCAGCCGGCAGTCGCGCGCGGCCAATTCCTCCAGCGTGGCGATGGTGACTTTGAGCCGGCGCGACCAGCGTTTCAGGTCGGCGATGACGATGGTGTCCACCGCGCCGGCCGCCACGTCGGCCAGGAGGCGGGCGAAGGCCGGGCGGCGGGCCACGTCCTCGAACCTGGCGGAGACGCCGGGCTCGACATAGCGGGCGGGCTCCGGCCAGCCCTGCGCCAGGCAGTAGGCCCGCCCGCGCTCCTCCTGATGCGCGAGGGACAGCCCCTCGACGGCTTGCTCGGATGTGGATACCCGGCAATAGAGCGCGGGCGTGGGCATGGCGCACTTCGTCCGTTCCCGAGTTCCCGCGTCGCCCCCGCCGCGCCGGCCGGGCCGGGTCAGCGCAGGTCGACGGTCGCCGGCCCCTTGCCGAAATTCGGGTCGTAGGTCACGTTGACGACGGCCAGGCCGGCGGGAAGTTCGAACGTCACCCAGCCACGCGTGTCCTGGCCCGGCTGCAACGTCTGGAGGCCGAGTTGCGGCGTCGGGTCGACGGCCGACGCGAAGGTGTAGTCGCGCCCGTCCGCCCCGCGCAGTCGGAAGTAGAAGCGATTCACGCTCAGCTCGGCCGAACCGGTGTTGGCGATGGTCGCGTCGACGCCGTACCAGCGCATCCCCGCTTTGGGGGCCAGGAACTGGTTTGAGGACGTCACCGGGTCGGTGACGCCGCCCACGGTCAGGCGGAAGCCCGTCCCGTTCGCGCTGCGGGGCCAGCCGGCCGGGGCGGGGGCTGGAGACGCCGACGGTGCGGTCGACGGCGCGGCGGAGGGGGACGGCGCGGCGGAGGGGGACGGCGCGGGGCTGTGTTGGTTGGCGAGGAACTTCTCGCGGCCGAGGAGGCTCAGGAGGACGTCGTAGGGCGGGGCGTTCTCGGGGTGCAGTTCGAAGACGGCGCGCTCGAAATACTGGACGGTGTAGGTCTTGCCGTCGACGGTGCTGACTTCGCTCGTCTGGTTGGCGAGCGGGAGGCCCTGCTGGGCCAGGCCGCCGTGCGTGTCCCAGTAGTCGAGGAAGCGGTCGCAGACGGTCGCGCCGGTCTCGGGGAAGGTGCGACAGGTGGCGGCCCCGGCGGCGTGGCGGGGCGCGAGGGCCTGGCGGGAACCGGCCAGATAGCCGGCGGCGGCGGTCAGGATCAGGAGCGTCACCAAGAAGAGTCGTCGCATCGCTGGTCCTCCTCAACGCAACTGCTTTGCCTACCGCTTACCCGTCAGTAAGTGCGTCACATAGACGCCGATAATCTCGAGTCGATCCTTCCCGCGAATCTCGATCGGCTTGTAGCCGGGGCTGGTTGGGCAGAGGTCGATGCCGTCGGCGACGCGATAGAACACCTTCGCCGTCTCGTCCGTGTCGTTGATGCGCGCGGCGACGATCTGCCCGTCGCGCGGGTCTTTGTTGCCCGCGTCAACGATCAGCGTATCGCCGGTCTTGATGTCCCACCGCTCGTGCAAGCAGTCGCCGATGACGATGAACGCCACCGGGTCGGTGGCCCCATTGAGCATCCAGGCAGGCACCTCGATCCACTGCTCAACCTGGCGAATGTCCGAGGCGCGCTGCGCCGCCGACATGCCGCTGACGATGGGGATGCGGAAGACCGTGGGCTGCACGCGAATCTGCGGGCCAGGGATGATGTTGCGCCGCTCCTGCACCAGCTCCACCACTTGCCTCCCAATCTCGGCCAGTGCGGCCATTTCCGGGTCACTCGCCGATGTGGTTTCCCTACCAGCCTGTGCAATCACCATCTGCTTATCGACGCCAAGCGCCCTGGCAATCCTGATGCAGTTGTCGTAGGTTGGCCTGCGCTTCCCGTTGATCCAACTGCTCACCACCCCAGGCTTAACCTTGAGTCGCTCCACGAGATCGGCCTGTTGCCAATCGCGCTTGTCTATCTCATTCGCCAGCCAAAGGCCGAACGTTCGAGCGATCGCATTCATGCCCACATCATACGTTGTTGTGGAGACAACTCTTGACAAATTCATCCCATGGTGATAATCTGTCATCAAGGAGGTATCGACCGTGGGCAAGCGAACCAATATCAGCGCAATCCTCCAGCATCAGGGTCGCTCGGATCGGTGGTTCTATCAGCGCATGGGCGTCAGCGAATCACTGTTCTATGCCATCGAGAAAGGCGAGCGCCGCCCGACCGAGGAATACCAGCGCAAGGCCGCTGAACTCCTCGACATCCCGATCGAACTCCTTTTTTTCGCCCATGATTCATCAGGTGATGTAGAATCGCCAACTTCAGTTGACGACGCCGCGCCGCTCGCGCGGGTGGGGGGGTGAAATGGCCGGCTTCGTCGATGCCAACCGCGCCACCGAGGCGCTGGCGCGCGTGCCGGACGCGCCGCCCGCACCTGACGGGGGCGAGTGGACCATCATTACGGACGAAGCCGTCTTACGTTACGCCGACCGGCTCAACGCGCTCTGTCGCGACATCGCCCGGCGCAACCCGCAGCTCTTCGCGGCCGGCACGGCCACCCTGCCCCCCGCCGACCCCCGCGCCGCGCACGGCCTGCCCGCGATGGGCGCGCACCAACCCGCCGCCTCCGTCGTCGCGCCGGTTATGGGCGACGGCGAGTCGGACCTTCTCCCTCTTCCTCTGGCCGGGGGGATCGCCCCCGGCCTCCCTTTGTCAGTGGATTGCGGCCCGGTCGAGCGGGCTGCTGACTGAATACACCCACCGTAGCATCTGGACTACGGGCGTAGTACACGCACCCATCGAAAGGCGAGCATGGAGCGAGACGAGGAATTGACCGACCTGGAGCTGATCCACGAGGTGTTGGCGCACGGCGTCCGCCAACGCAGCCTGCTCAGCCTCGTGGAACGCCGGTGCGCGCACCGCGAGCTGAATGCCCAGCTCCAGCGGGAGAAACGCGCACAGAGAAAGCGGGGGCACTCCGCTGGTACGGAATCCCCCGAAGACCAAGACGCCGCCTGATTTCCGCCATTGACCGATTGGAGTATACCACTGTGAGCGCCACACGAACGAGCGCAGGCAGGGGCACGAAGAGGGCGGCAGCACACGCTGCTGCCCTCGACCCGTCCCTGTTGACGTTCGGGGAACCAACCGCAGCGGGCAGAATCGTCGCCCGCTATCCATCCCGCAGCACACCGGGGGAGCGGCACACCATCATCGTCGTGCTCGACGGGTACGTCGTGTCGTGCTCGTGTACCGCGTCCCGCTTCGGCAAGACCTGCCTGCACCGGGCGAGCGGCGACGCCATCGTGCGCGAGTACCACCGGCGACGCCTCATGGCTTTGCCGGGGGCGCGGCTGGTGGCGCGGGAGTCCTGGTTTGCGGCCCGGCCGGTCGGCGAGATGGACGCGGCGCGGCAACTGGAGCGCGCGGCACTGGCCGAGGTCATGGCGGCGCGCTACGTCGCGGCGCATGGCCTGTACGCGGCCGAGCGGTGGGCGCGGCGCGAGCGGGCGCAGCGGGCGGCGGTCCTGGCGGCGGTGCTGGCGCTGCGGCCGGGGGCGGAGAGCGCGGCATGACGTCGACGACCATTGACCTGACGACCTACCCGCTGCGCCGGCTGGCGCGCGATCAGCGCGAGGCTGACCGCCGCCAGGCCGAGGCGTGGCAAGCGGAGCGGGACGCGCGGGACGCCGAAGAGCGGGCGCGGCGGTTCGCTGCCGCTGTCGCGCGCGTGCTCGGTGCTGACGTGGCCGACGCGCTGCCGGCGGGAGCCACCGGCGCCACCATCGACGGTGTGGCCCTGGTGGCGTGGAGTTAGACCGAACTGGCGGTCGTGGGCCTCTGTCCACGCTGCGGGGAACAGACCGTCTCCGAGGGCGCAGTGTCCCTTGCCGGACTCGGGAGCAGCATGGAGGAGTTCGTCCCGAACAACGCCCATCGCTGGGACAACTGCCTCCCGGCGCGGACACCCGCAGCGGTGCCGCCGCCGCCCGCGCTGGCCGAGCAACTGGCCGACCTCATCCGCGCCATCGTCCGCGAGGAGGTGACGGAGTGAGGTACGGGCGCACCATGAACTATCGCCGCTACATCGGGGCCATCAAATACGGCCACTATGGGCGCACCTACCGGGTCCGCTCCTACTGGCGGGCGTCATGATGGTGCGCTTCGCGGGCGGGATGCTCGACGGTCGCGAGGCGGAGCAGGCCGCGCCCGCGCCGGTGCTCCACCAGAACGGGATGCTGGTGGTGCGCGTCCACCAGCCCTACCCGAAGCGCAAGGGCGAGAAGGTGACGGAACGGTTGCTCACCTACACGGACCACTACGCGCTGTATCTGACGGAGGACGGCCCGGTGTACCGCTGCGTCGCGCCGTTCGGCGGCGTCGAGGCGTCGGGGGAGCCCGTTGCGCCGTCCGCTGGCGGCGGCTACGACGTGTACGCCGACCGGGCGGGCAAGCTGCACGCGCAACGCCCAAGCGCGGAAGGCGGGGCCGGATGAGCAGCTACTGGTGCTACTGCCCCGATGCCGCCGTCGCCATCAATCTCGCGCTGGTGGAGGTCGTCATCTTCGAGCACGGCAGCGCCACGCTCGGCACGCTGGCCGGCGCGCGTGTCCTGACCACCCGCCGCGACGTGCAGGCGCTCATTGCCGCGCTGTCGGCCGGTGCCGACGACGGGAGCCGGCTGGCGCTGCTCGGCTGGCTCGCGACGACGGCGGAGGTGCGGCCATGACCACCACACCGAGCGCGCTGATGGGGCCGGAACCGCAGCCGACGCCGGCGCTGCGCGCCCTGGAACTGCGGATGTGGTGCGCGTCCCTCCTCGCCTGGGCCGCATACCAGTCGGGCGACATCCAGGCGGCCACGGCAGACGAAGTGGCCGGCACGGTCGCCCTGACCTGGGAGGGTCACAGATTCCTCATTCGCCTGGCCGTCACGCCGCTGAAGGAGGGCCCCAATGGACGAGCCTGATGGCATCACCTGGGTGGGCAGGGCACCGACGACCCTGACCCACATTCCCCCCAGCAACGATGACGACGACACGCGCGCAATCCTGGCCCGCGCCGTGACTACCCCGGCGGCGCAGCGGCTTGCCGACGCGCTCCGCTGGGAGCAGTCAAGCGACCACTGCCCGCGCCTGTTGTTGCAGGACTGCGACACGTATCTGCGTGGTCATGCGGCGCGGACCGGGGCGACCGCGCTCCAGGGGCGCGGCGACGATGCGGCGGCGAATTACCTCCTCGGGCGCAACGACGAGGCGAGCGAGGCCGCAGCGGACGACCGGGACGCGGCCGACGGGCTGGCGTTCGTGGCGGGCGGCTTCGCCGGGTTCGTGCTGTGCCTCGCGCTCGTGGTGCTGGGCGCCGTCCTGATGGGCGTGAGGCTGGCGTGAGCGACGAAAAGCGCGACCGGCTGGATTTCCCGCCCCAGACGCACGCCACCGTCACGAGCATCCTGGCCCTGGCCCAGCGCCGGGAGGGCGCGGCGCACGACGAGGCGGCGAGCCTGCGGGCGACGATTGCGCGGCAGGTGGCGCTGCTGGAGGACGCGGCGGCCGATGCGCGGGCGTATGAGCGGCGCATCGGGAGCCTGTCCGCCGACCTCTGGCAGCAGGCGCAGCGCGCTCGCCAGGCGCGGCGTGACCAGTGGCTAACGCTGCTCGTCGCGGGCGTGAGCATCATCGTGCTGGTGCTGCTCACCATGGCGGCGGTGTGGGGGACGTGATGCCACGCAAAGGGACGGGCGACTATCCGGCTGGCTGGTGGGAGTTCGCCGTGCAACTGAAGGATGCGGCGGGGTGGTGCTGCGTCCGGTGCGGCCATCCTCACGACCCGCCGGCCGGGTACTGCCTGACGGTGCATCACGCCAGCATGAATAAGGCCGAACCGTTCGCGCATTGGTGGGCGTTCTGGGTGCTCTGCCAGCGCTGCCATTTGTCCGTGCAAGCGCGCGTCGACCTGACCCGCCCGTGGGTCATGCTGCCGCACAGCGCGTGGGCCAGGCCGTATATCGCGGGCTGGTATGCCTGGCGTTACGCGGGTCTGCTCTTGACGCGGGCCGAGGTCATGGCGCGACTGGACGAGCTGCTCGCGCTGGAGCGCGCCGCGTGCGGGCTGGTGCCCGCATGAGCGCCACCTTCGACCCCCAGAACCATCTGCGCCAGTTACGCGGCAAGAGCGGCATGGCCGACTATCTGGACGTCAAGTGGCGTCTTGTCTGGCTGCGTGGCGACCATCCCGACGCGATTATCGACTCCGTGCTGCTGGCCGGCGGGCTGGTGGAAGGCTACGCCATGTTCCGCGCGACGGTGACCGTCCCCGGCCAGGGGCGCGCGACCGCCCACGGGAGCGAGACGAAGGCCGACTTCGGCGACTACCTCGAGAAGGCCGAGACGAAGGCCATCGGCCGCGCGCTGGCGATGCTGGGCTACGGGACGCAGTTCGTCGGATACGAGCTGGACGAGGGCGAGCGTATCATGGATAGCCCGCGCGAGCGAACGGAAAACGAAGACGGCTACAGCGCGGCGCAGCCCACCCACCGCGCGGCGGCCGCCAATGGGCAGCGTGCCCCGCTACCATCCCAACCGCCCCCAGGAGCGGACGAACAGACTGCCCCGGCAGCGGCGAAGAAGCGGGACGACGCGCCGCTCATCGGCTGGACGCAGGTGTGGAGCATTGCCCACAAGCGCGGCCTGCACTCCAGGGAAGACCTCGCCCGCTATCTGGGCGTCAACGCGGCGACGCTGGACCCGCCCGAGATTTATCGCCGACTCACCGAGGAGCCGGCCGGGGTGAATGGCTGATGCGTGTCCGCTACGAGTCCTCCTGGCGCGGCCTGGCCGATGAGGAGCTGCGCCACTACCTGACCACCTATCGCCGGCGGCTGGTGCTGCTGGACGCGGACGTGCCCGACCCGGACGTGCGGGAGTCGACGCGCGCTTTCCTCGCCCTGCTGATCACCGACGCGGAGCGGGAGGACGCGCTGCGCGAGCGGGCGGCGGCGGCGGGCGTGCCGCGCGACCATCCCCGCTTCCCGCCCGGCTGGCTGGTGGACCTCAAGGCGCGTGTGCCGCTCGATGAACTCTGCGAAAGCCTGTTCAGCGTGGACCTCGGGCGACTGACGAGCGGTAGCCGGCGCGGGCCGTGTCCCCTCTGCGGGCATGGGCGCGATTGCTTCGTGGTGTATCTGGGCGACCGCGAGGACGAGCATTACAAGTGCTACCGCTGCCAGGCCGGCGGCGACGCCATCAACGCCATCCGGCAAAAGTTGGGGCTGCCCTTCGTGCAGGCGGTCGAGTTCCTGGCGCAGCACGCGGGCGTGCCGCTGCCTGCGCCAGACACGCCGCCGCGTCCAACGCCCGCCGTGCCGCAGTCGGTGCGCTATTTGGACCTGGTGGAACGGCCAGAACATGGATAGTGCGCCAAGAGTCGGGTCGAACGGCGCGACGCCGCACGCGGCGCTCGGCGTGGAGGAGGGGTATCCGCCGCCGCTGCGGGAGGAAGCGCTGCACGGCCTGGCGGGGACGATTGTGCGCGAACTGGCCCCGCACACGGAGGCCGATCCGGTGGCGCTGCTGCTGACCGTGCTGGCGGCGGTGGGCAACATCATCGGGCCGGGGCCGCACTGGACGGCCAGCGGCGCAACGCACAGCCTGCGCCTCTGGCCGGTCCTCGTCGGCGCGACGAGCAAGGCGCGCAAGGGGACGAGCTGGGCGACCGCCGGCACCGTGCTGCGAGCGGCCGCGCCGGTCTGGTACGAGCGGAACACCACCAACGGACTCGCGAGCGGGGAAGGGCTCATCTACCACGTCCGCGACCCGATTGAGCAGTCGGAGCCAATTCGCGCGAAAGACAAGACGGTGCTGGGCTACCGGCAGGTGATCGAGGATCCCGGCGTCGAGGACAAGCGGCTGATGATTGTCGAAGAGGAATTTGCCTCCGTCCTCAAGGTGGCGATGCGCGAGGGCAACACCCTCTCGCAGATTCTCCGCAAGGCATGGGACGGCGGGCCGCTGCGCTCGCTGGTGAAGAACAGCCCGAATCGCGCCACTGGGGCGCATATAACGGTCCTCGGCCACATCACGCGGGAGGAACTGGCGCGCGGGCTCGACGGCACCGAGGCGTTCAATGGCTTCGCGAATCGCTTCCTGTGGGCGTGCGTGCGGCGCAGCCAAGTGCTCCCCGATGGCGGGGCGCTCGAAGTCGGCACGGTCATCGGACTCGGGGACCAGTTGCGGGCGGTCATCGAGGCGGGGCGCGAGTGCGGACTGCTGACCCGCGATGCTGACGCTCGTGCCCTCTGGCACGTCGTCTACGGGCCGCTCTCAGCCGGGTCGCATGGCACGGCGGGCGCAATTGGCGGGCGGGCTGAGGCCCAGGTGATGCGCCTGGCCGGACTCTATGCGCTCTTGGACGAGTGCCGGCGCATCGGCACTGCCCACCTCCGGGCGGCGCTCGCGGTCTGGCAGTACGCGGAAGATTCGATCCGCGCCATCTTCGGCGACCTCACCGGCGACGACGACGCCGATACCGTGCTCGCGGCGCTCCGCGCGGGACCGCTCTCCGACACGGAAGTCTCGCAGCTCTTCGGCGGGCATAAGTCGAAACCGCAACTCGACCGCCTGAAGCTCTTCCTGCATAACAGCGGGCGCGTCGCGACCGAGTATCGCGCGCCGGAAGGGCGCGGCCGGGGCTCGACCATCTGGAGGCTTGTATGAGGCCGGCGCGGGAATTATTTCTCATTTCGCAGTCCAACTCTTCATTTCCGCGCGGTCCGTGAGGTACTGTCGCGGATACCTACAACTCGTGCGCTTGAACAACCTTCACTCAGTAAGAGAGCGAGGGAGAGGGGCGAGCATTGTCCACGAATCGTCCCCGATCCCCTTAGGAGAAAGTAGAAGTAATTGGTGCGAAATGCGAATTAATTCGCACCGTTTCGCAATTCGCCAGAGCCAGTGCGGCAAACGGGCCGCTGGGGCCAGGTTGCGAAATGCGAATGAATTCGGGAGGTGACGATGTACGGCCAGACGGTCGAGTTGACGGCGGACCTGACCAGCTACCACCCCGGCCTGGTGGTCGGTGTGCGCGGCGTGACCACCGCGCCGGTTGGCATGTGGGCGCGGACGTATGACCGCTTCGTCTCGGTCCAGTTCGGGCCGGGCATCGGCAACTGGGACATCCTGTGGAGCAGTCTGCGGCATGTCCCGGCGGTGCCGGCGGCGGTGCTGACCGCAGACGCGAAAGGAGCAACACGACCATGACCGCAACCGCGACCAGACGCCTCGTCACCGGGCATGGCGACCCGGACGCCCCGGCCACGCTCGCCGGGTTCCACGACTTCATGGCGGCGGACGGCACGCTGTGCGACTACGCCGCCGCGCCCGACGTGGAGCGCCTGGCCGACGCCCTCATCGCGGCCTGCCCCGAGCTGCGGTTCTTGCAGGAGGTGGTCATCCGGTATGTGTGGCGGCGCAAGGCGCAGACCAGCCAGGGGCGGCAGGTGTTGGGCACCTGCAAGCCGCTGACCGGCCTGCCGAAGTTCGCGCTCGGCGGCGGCGAGTTCATCGTCGTCCTGAACGCCGAGGGCTGCCGCGACGCGCACCTGACCGCGTGGCAACAGGAAGCCCTCATCTTCCACGAACTCTGTCATATCGCCCCGGCGGACCCGGGCGACCCGGCGGCGCGGCCGACCGGCTGCGCGCACGATGCGGAACTGTTTTTCGCCGAAGTGCGCCGCTACGGGGCCTGGCAACGCGACCTGACGCGGGCGGCGGAGACGTTCGCGCAGATCCCGCTGGTGGGGGCGTAGCGTCGCCGGCGGCGCGCGGTACGGGCGGGTGGGAGGCGGGATGGGTGCGACGAGGGGCGGAGCCCCGGCGATGACCGAGCAGCAACTCCAACGGGCGGTGTTGGACCTCGCCCGGTTGCACCACTGGACGTGTTACCACACCTGGCTCTCCGCGCACAGTGCGGCGGGTTTCCCCGACATCCTCGCCTGCAAAGCGGGACGCTTGGTCGTCATGGAGCTGAAAAGCGCGCGGGGGCGGCTGACGGAGGCGCAGGAGCAGTGGCTGGGCCTGCTGGGCGCGGTCCCCGGCGTTGAGGTGTTCGTGTTCAGGCCCGAGCACTGGCTGAACGGCGAAGTTGACCGGGTGTTGACATGAGCGCCGTGCCCGCCCCCCGCACCTGCGCCCGCTGCGGCCTGACCGAGACGGGCGATGCGGACGGCGCGGAGTTCACCACGCGCGTCTATCCCGGCCAGCACACGGAACGGTACGACCCGTACTGCGACGCCTGCCGGGCGCGGGTGGGCAGGCAGCGCGCCGAGCAGCCGGTGGACCGCGAGACGGCCGCGCGCTTCCTGGCGTTGGCGGCCGAGTACGCGGGACTGGCACGGCGGGCCGACGACCCGGTGTACGCGCGTCGACTGGCCCGCGCGGCAAACGATTACCGCCGCATGGCGGCAAGGGGGCGATGACGCATGGCGCAGGACGAACGGGACATGACCTACGCCGAGCGGTTGTGGCCGCCGAGGGGCGTGCTGCCGGGCGCGGAAGAGCGGTTGGCCCGCCGGGCCATCCTCGTGGCGTGGGAGGCGCTGTGCAGCGCAAACAGCCGGGTCATTGGCTGCGCCAGTTTCGCGCCCGATGCGCTGCGCCAGCGCGACCTGCCCAGGCTGGTCGAGGCGTTGGCGGCAGCGGAGTGGGCGATGGGGGAGGCACTCGAAGCGGCGGGAGTGTTTGACGAACCGACGGAGGAGGTGGACGGTGACTGACGCAACCATGACGAGACGGCACCTCCTCCGCCGCGCCTCCGGCCTGGTGCTGGCGACCGCCGGCGGGCTGGTGGCGGCGGGGGCGGGGGCGCAGCGGGCCGAGGCGCAGGCGCTGTGCCCATACTGCGGCGTGGCACCATTCGGGCCACTCCACGCGCACCTCTGGGCAACGTCCCCGGACCCGTACTTCGCGGACCTCGTGATTGCCAGAGAGTCGCGCTGGCAGAGCGGGGCATACAACGAATCGTCCGGCGCGTCTGGCCTCGCACAGTTCATTCCTTCGACATTTTTCTGGGCGCAGGAACGCTTCGCCATCTGGGGGAGTGCGTTCGACCCGTATGTGTCGATGGACTTGATGAGCGCCCTGTTGCGCGAGAACGAATATTATCATTGGTCGGAGACGGCACCGTGGTGACGCATGACCGCGACGGCACCCGCGTCACGGTGAGCAGCATGGTGGCCTCGCGCACGGGCGAGCCGGCCGTCATGCTCCAGGTGGGCGACCGGAAGCCGCTCCAGATGGGGCCGGACGAGGCGCGCAGCATCGCCGCCCAGCTCCTCGAATGCGCCGAGGCCGCCGAGCAGGATGCCTTCCTCGTCGCGATGGCGACCAGGGAACTCGGCGGGCCGCAGGCGGCGGCGGCGCTCCTCGCCCAGTGGCGGCGGTGGCGCGGCGAGCGGGAAGGTGGCGGGCATGGCGTGGCGCGTTGACGAGGAAGCGCAGCGGGCGCGCGTCGTGGCCCTGGTTGCGGCGGGCGGGCACGACGCCGCGCTGCACCGTTGCATCACCCTGACGCGGGAGCAGGTGCGGTACATCCTCGCGCTGCTGGAGACGCGCACGGCGCGGCGGTACGGCCCGGAGGCGGTCGCCGGGGCGCTCGCGCGCATGGCGGCGCTGGAGGCGGCGCTGACGCCCGATACGGGGCACGAAGCCCCCGAGTCGGGACTCGCGCACCTGCAAGACTTCCTGGGCGAGGTCTACGCCGAGAGCGACGGGTATGGCCTGTGGGACGTGGCCGAGTGAGCGGGCCACCCGCCTGCGCCTGCTGCGGCGCGGGGCTGACGACGACCGGCCCCGTCGGCTACGCCTGCGACTGCACCAGGGACCAGTGGCGGTGGGGGCTGGTGCGGTGCCTGGACTGTCAGCGGTGTACCCGGCACTGCGCCTGCCCGGAAGGCCCGTGCCGGTCATGGGACGAGGTGTCGCGGCGGGCGGTCGCGGGGCAGCTCGCCCACCAGCGGGCCGCGCGCACAGGGGGGCGTGCCGGCGTAGGGGCCGCCGGCACGCGCGAGGGGGAGCGTGGCTGACAGGGGACGAGGGACGGCGGGGGACTGCCCGCAGGCAAGTCTAGCAGCTAGGGGACAAGTTTGAATCCGCTGTTCAGCCGGAATAATTGCTCGGCTTTCGGCCCATCAAAGTACTGGGCGTACATGACCTTAATAACGTTATCGTGACAGACGACCGAGGGCGAGCCGGTCACGTCGATGCGACGGATATTGTCCGGGCCGGCGTCTTCGATGGGGATGTTGGCGAAGTCGAGTCGCTGCGTGTAGGTGCGCCCGGCATCGTCATACAACCAGAGCGAGAAGTAGCGGCCTTGCACGTCAACGGAGCAGGCCGCCAGCGCGCTGCCGGGGAGCGCCGCCCCCATCGCCCCGAGGTTGCCGCTGAACCCATCAGCTTTGAATGCCACGCCGACGAACTCGGGATGGTACTCGAATCGCATCGCTACGCCCCTTCCCGCCTAGCCCACGATCTCCCAGGCCGAGTAGCCCATACTCCCCGACCATTCCCGCTCGTAAAAGCGTGCCGTCTCGTCGTTGTAGACCCGAATCTTCCGGTAGACCACGATGCCCGCGCCCTCCCAGTCGAACGTGTCGATGAGCGGGTCGAGGAAGCCGGGGTCGTGCTGGAAGGGTGGCGGCGGCGGATTCGGCGCGGACGTGCCGCCACCCACCAGCCGCGCCACCCGCCCGATCCACGTCGACCACTCGCCCGCCGAGAAGCCGGGGCAGTTGGGCCGGTTGCAGGCGTCAATCTCGTAGTGGCCCATGATGTGCGTCTGATCGGGGGCCAGCCGGAAGCGGTCGCACAGCCATGCGGTCAGCGCCACCGTGGCGTCGACCTGGGCCGCCGTGAGCGCGCCGCCCTGGCCGGAGCTGGTGAAGCCTTCGTGCTCGATCGAGACGGTGCGCTGGTTGAAGTTCGCCCCCTCGCGCTGCCACTTGGCGATGAGCGCGTTGGTCGTGTCCGGCTTGCAGACCGCCCCGTTCGCCCAGGCGTCGTGGTCCGGGGGCACGAGCTCGAAGATGTAGCCATCCCGCGCGATGAGGTAATTACTGCTCGCCGAGCTGGCCGGGCTGCACAGCCAGGAGAGACTATTTGTCCCCTGGGTGATGTGCCAGGTTATTGCTTCTACCTTCCGTTTGCCGGCGTAGCCGTCGCGATTGGGTGACTGGTGGGTGTCGTCTATCTTTGGCCGCTGCAATGCCATCGCTGGCCTCCTCAGCCGTTGGCGCGTACTGCGCCGCGCTGTCGTCCATGTCGGCCCGCGCCTCGTCCGCCGTCGCGAACCAGCCGCCGCCGAGCGCCCCGCCCCCGGCGAAGTGGTAGCGCCAGCACCAGCCCTCCGCCTCGCGCCAGACGGTGCAGCGGACGATGCGGGCGGTCACGGCGCGGCCTCCTCGTCCACCCAGACCACCGCCGTGCTGCCGCCGTGCCCGTGGATGTGGAAAACGTTCTCAATGGCGGGATAGAAAACCAACGAATTAATCGCCGTGAGCCACGTCAGCGCGACCCAGCCGGTGGAGAACAGCACGCCCTCCGCGACCACGCCCGTGCCGCTCACCCCGGTGATGTCCGCGTGCCGGTGCAACTCGAACCGCCGCATCGCCGCCCCCCTAGTCGTCGTCGTCGCCCTGCCGCGCCGCCAACGCACTTTGCAGGCGACTCACTTCCGCCTCAAGTTTTGCCACTTCCCGCTCCATTTCCGCGATGGCGCGATTCAGGGCGGCGATGGTCTCGTCGTGCGACCCCCGCGTGATGTACGCCCCCTTCGTGACCATCCACGCCATCAGGAGCAGGATGCCGACGACGCCGATGCCCTGCAAGGCTTGCCAGACCCCGGCCATGTTCGGCATCGCGCACCGCCCCCTAGGTCCGCGCCGCGACCAGCAGCGCGACCGCGAGCAGTATCCCGCCGACCGCGTTGAGGTACTTCTCGGGCAGCGCCGGGAAGAGGGCGGCCACGAAGCAGCCGAGGGCGATCAGCGCCAGGATGAACGTCACCGTTATGGTCATGGCAGCCGCACATTCCCGGTCGAGCGAAATTGCCCCCACCACGGGGCGACAATTCCATCGGCCGGCGGGCTGGCGTCGGACCAGTAGCGGGCGATGTCGCCCACCTGGGCAAAGTAGAGTTGGTAACGACTCAATTCCTCCGGGGTCAGCGGGCGCGGGGTCGTCCCGCCCAGGACGATGAGCATCCCCCCGTCGAGATTGTCCTGCGTGAGCGCCTGCCCGGCCCACTCGCTCATCTCGCGCAGTTGCGTCAGCCCGCGCATGACCGTGTCGGCGGCGCTGGCGAGGTCGCTGTCGAGGTCGAGGGTGGAGACGGGGGAGAGGAGTGTTGCGGCCATGTGTCCTCCTTACGGTGCGGTGTTCCACGAGATGCCGGTCAGGCTGATCCATGACGCGAAGGTGCCCGCGCGCAGGCCGAGGACGCCCGTGTCCGCGAGATTCAGCACGCAGGGCGCGTCGTTGCTCACCGCGCCCACGATGAGTTGCACCCCGCCGCCGCCCTTGCCCGTGTCCCCGATGCGCCAGCCGACGGGGAAGGTGCAAATCGTCTCGCCCGCCGTCATGGCGCTCGACTTCGTCACCAGCCCGCGCAGATGCACCCACCCGTCCGGCGTGCGGCGTGCCTGCGCCCACATCGGCGGATACCCTTGGGTGTTCCACCCCGCCGCCCAGGCGACAAGCGTATCCAGGTCGAGCCAGTCGGTCGCGGGCGCGACCTGGGGGGCCACGATCGGATACGCTTGCGTCCAGGCGATCGGGTTCGGCCCCGGCGGCGCGTAGGTCATCCAGAGCGCGCCGTCATAGGACGAGAGGTCAACGATGGACGCGGCCTTGCTCGTGTCGATGCGGTTATAGTTGGTGCCGTCGAACAGCGCGTTGACGGTCATCGCGGTCCCGTCGCGGCCATCGAGCGAGGCGACGCTGCCCGCCGCGTCCCCGCTCCGCAGATGCACGTCCTCCTGCGGCCCGGACAGGTGGGTGTAGCGGCCCACGCCACCGGCCCCGCTGCTGTGGAGCAGGATTTCGCCCTGCGGGCCGTAGCGGACGCCTGCGACCGCCACCGGCCAGGGGGACGTCGCGGCCTGAAAGACCACGTCGGCGCAGTAATTGGCACCCGAATCGGTATCCGGAAAGCCCGCGCCCGCGTAGTGGTAGGCGCAGGGCGGGGCACCCAGCACGAGGCTCGGGGCGAGACTCCCCCCGGCCCAACTCTGGCTGGCATAGAAGTTGTCCCCCGAGGGGTAGGACACGATGAGCGCGTCACCCGCCGCCACCGCGAGCGGGGTGGCGAGGGTCGCTGTCACCACGCCGTTCGTGCCCGGCGTCTCGGTCGTCGCCGCCGTCGCGAGGGCCGCGCCGCCCGCGCGCGGCCAGAGGGAGAGGAGGCGCGAGGTGGTCACGGTATCCTCGGCCTTCCGGTAGAACTTCAGCGCGGTGATGCGCCCGGCCACGGTCGCCGTGAAGCGCACCCCCAACTCGTGCGTGCCTGCGCTCGGGTTGGGGGTGAGGATCCCTTGCAGCGACTCGGGCGCGCCATAGACCGTGTCCCCCGCCGCTCGCGGGCCGTAGAGCGTGCCCCCGGCGGTGTCGAGGTAGTACTCGCCCGGCCCCCCCAGGCTGTCGGCGGGCGGGCCGCTGCCGTCAAGGATGGCCGCCCCGCCGCCCGCGCCGTCCGCGCCCGCCGGGCCGGTGGGGCCGGTCGCGCCGGTCGGGCCGGGCACGCCCTGCGGGCCGGTGGCCCCGGTCGGGCCGGTGGGGCCGGTCGGGCCGGGCGGTCCCGGCACCGTGCTGGCGGCCCCGGTCGCCCCGGTGTTGCCGGTGTCGCCCTTGACGCCCTGCGGGCCTTGCGCTCCGGTGGCCCCGGTCGGTCCGGCCGGTCCGGCCGGCCCCGGGACCGTGCTGGCGGCCCCGGCCGGTCCCATCGCGCCGGGCACGCCCTGCGGGCCGCTTGGCCCCGGCACGGTGCTGGCCGCGCCGGTCGGGCCGGGCGGCCCGGTCGCGCCGGGCGGCCCGGTCGCGCCCGGCGGCCCCTGCGGCCCGGTGCCGCCGCCCGGCCCCTCGACGACCACGGCGGGGGCGGTGCCGAGGAGGACGACGACCGGCGGCGCGGCCTGGACGACGACGGTCGCGCGCGGCTCCACGCTGTCGCTCACGGCTCCTCCCTGGTGACCAGCGCCTGCACCGTGACCTTGCCCTTGAGGAGCGCGGTGACGAAGCCGTCCGCGCTCCGCTCGAAGAGGAGGTCGTACCCGTAGGCACCCGGCGGCATCCGCCGGGTGCCGTCGTCGCCGATGAAGAGCAGGGCGCGCTTATCCGGCTGGACCGCGATGCCGCCATTCGCGGTGGTCAGGGCGATGAGCAGGGCGTTCGCGACGGTGCGGATTTCCATGCGGCCGGTGTACAGCGTGAGGTCCACTTGCGCGCCGTCGGGCGTGCGCCACTCGACCGTCTCGGCGAACGTCGCGCCCGCGTAGATGACGAAGTTGTGCTTACCCGGCTCGATGCTGGTACCCCCCTTCCCGCGCCGCCAGCGCGCGGCTGCCCGGTGCGGTCATGTCGCGCCCCCTTCCTCCGGCGCGGCGGTGACCTTCGGATACGGCTGCTTGTGGAATTCTTGCCACCACGGTTGCACGAGGCCGGTCGCGGGCGGCGACCCGCCGGTCAGCTTGACGGCGATGTCGTTCGTCTGGCCGAAGTACAACCGATAGCGGTCCAGTTCCTCCGGCGTCATCGGCCTGATGGCGTTGTTCTCGACGACCACCAGCGACCCCGCCGCGAGGTTCTCGGCCGTGAGCATGTTCAGGTAGTAGTCGGCCATCTCCGTCAGAATCGTCGCGGTGTCCATCACGAGGTCGGCCACACGGGCAAGGCTGCTATCCATCTCCGTGTTGGCGAGTCCCGACAAAAGCGTCCCCGGCGCTGCCGACATGGTGCCCCCTTCCCGCCGCCGTGGCGTCGTCAGGCCGATTCGAGCCGCGCCAGCCGCGCGGTCAGGTCGTCGAGCCGCGCCTCCTGCGCGTCGAACAACTCCTGAAAGCCCCGGACGCACGCGGCGAGGAGCGGGAAGTAGTCGATTCCCTTGCTCCTGTCCCGCCCCGGCGTGTGCCGGGTGGCCGGGGTGACGTCGATGTCGCGCACGACGGCCGGCAGCAGCGCCGCGACCTCCTCCGCGACGAACCCGAACTCCTCCGCCCCGGCGGGGCCGTACTCGCGCCGCCTGAACCGCCGGGGGCGGAGGCGGCGGACCACGTCGGCCATGCTGGGGAGGTCGGCAATGTCGCGCTTGACGTCCCGGGAAGAGCCGACCGTCACGCCATTGATGAGCGCCGTCGCGCCGGGCAGGACGTACTGGGAGCCGTTGAAGTAGAGATAGTAAATGAAGGTGTTGCCGAGGACGACAATCCCGGTCGCATTGTTGCGGTGCGTCACGATATCCGCCGCCAGCAACGGGACCGGACCGGACGCATTGCCGAGCGAGAGCGCCTGGGAATAGGGGCCGACCGCCCCGCCATAGCGGCGCAGGACGACATCGGGCACGATGGAGGAGCCGGGGAGGAAGCCGAGCCCCGAGCTGCCCCCGGCCTGGACGTCGAAAACCACCCCGTCCGCGACCTGCGTGTTATCGGTGTGGAGCCGGCCGATCGCGAACCGGCCGTTATAGCCGTTCGGCACCACCAGCGCGAGGCACGTATCGCCGCCCAGGCTGGGCGGAGCCCAGGTGATGGCCGGGCGGAAATCGTAATAGGTCGGCCCGCCGCCGAACGCCACCCCCGTGAACCGCATGTACGCCATATCCAGGCGAATCTCACTGGTGCCCACCCCACTCGGCGCGCTGTACATCCGGATCCCGTTCAACTCAAACGCCGCGCGCCCGTTGCTATCCCGGTAGAACCTCCCGGCCGTGCTCGCGTCGTCGTGGTAGACGTAAAAGCCGTTGCCGTTCATCTGCGTGCGCCGCCGCCAGATGCCCGCCACCTTCTCGAACGCGGTGATGGAATTGGGGTCGGACAGGGCGACCGCGCCGGAGATGCGGATGGTGGACGTGGCGGAGGCCAGGTCCGAGGTGACGAAGGAATTCGCCATGATCGTGTCGTTGACCACGATCTTGTTGAAGATGGCGCTATCGGCCGCGACCTGGGCGGCGGTGATCGAGTTGAGGAGCAGGTTGGCCGCGTCGGTCGGCCGCGTCGTCCCGCCTGGCCAGGGCGTCTGCGACACCGGCCCCGCGCCCATGGCGTTGAAGCTGCGCGCCTGGTAGTAGTAGGTCGGGAGCACGACCGTCTCGTCGGTCAGCGGGTCGAGGTAGGCCGCGCCGACGACGCGCGCCGCGATGCGGGTCGCGCCCGCGCCGTCCGGGGTCGCCGCGCGCCAGACCTCGTAGAAGGTCGCCCCGGTCACGCCCTCCCAGGAGACCAGCAGGGCGAGCGCCTTCTGCGTCACCGCCGCCGTCAGCGTCCCGGTCGGGAAGCCCGGCACGGTCAGCGTCACCTGCGCCGCCGGCGAGTAGGTGCCCAGCCGGTTGCCGCTCAGGTCGACCCCGACCACGTCGGCCGCGATCACCTGCGCCCCGCCCGCCCCCCCGTCGGTCGCCTCGACCAGCAGCGGCCCGGTGGCCGTCCCGGCAAGCTCGTACCACGCGACCGCGCCGGTCGTCAGGTTCCGCACCCGCACCTGCGTGTAGGCGTAGTCGGGCTCGAAGGTGTGCCCCGCCGCGAGCGTGATCCGGACCTGCCCGTGCCAGACGTTCTGGGCGTCGACGTAGGTGGCGTCGGCGATCGTCGGCGCGACCGTCCAGGCCGCGGGCGGGGTCGTGTCGAGCGACACCTGGGCGGTGAGCGCGGTCGGCCCGGTCCAGCCCGTGAACGTCCCGACCGTGCCCGACTTGCTGACCGGGGCGGCGCGGACCCAGTAGTTGCCCGGTGTGCCGGTGAAGACCGCCTGTCCGCTCGTGCGGATGGTCGCGGTCGCCGGCCCGGTCGCGGTCGGCGCGAACTCGTATTGCCAGGTCGCGAAGAGGGCCGGGTCAACGGTAGAAGTCGTCACGGTCGCCACGAGCTGCCCCGGCGTCGCGTTGGAGACGCTCACCGTCGAGGCGACGCCCGGCGAGCCGGTGTCGGGCGCGACGACCGCCGTCACGACCGCCGAGGCCACCGAGTCGGCGTGCGCCCAGGCGTAGCGCGCCCGCAGCTTCAGGTCGACGGCCGCGCCGGGGGGGAAGGGCCAGGGCAGCGCGCAGACTTGCGACCCGCCGAGGTGCGGCACGATGACGTCGCCCCACGGCCCGGACCCGGACGGGTGGCGCGCGGAGACGAGGTACTGACTCGGCGCGTACTTCTCGGGGACCGCGAGGAAGTTGACCGTGATGAACCCGGTGACGCTCCCCGGCGAGGCGACGATGCGCGTCGTGTAGGGCGGCGCGTCGAAGGCCGGGGCCGGCAGGTTCGGGTCGGTGTCGGCGTAGCCCGCCGTGGGGTCGTCCGAGGCGTCGATGCCGTCGAAGACGAGCGGCGCGGTCGGGTCGTCGAGCGGCCGGGTGACGCCGATGGTCATGCCCGCCCGGATGCCCTTGCCGCGCGCATCGACCGTGAAGTCGCCCGCGCCATCGATGGTGCCGCGCGCCTGGGTGGTTGTGCCGGTCGAGTCGCTGACCGTCTCGGTCACCACGAGCTGCTCGCGCACGCGCGCCGGGACATAGCGACCATCTCCCGCGCCCTGCACCAGTTCCCACAACTTCTGAATGCTGCCCATTGGCCCCTCGCGCCGCGCTCAGAGCGCCCACTCGGCTAACGTCACACTGGTGGTCCAGACGATGAGCCCGCCCTGCGACTCGATGCGGTGCTGGAAGGATTCGACGACCGTGTTCACCCCGACGTGCTGGCCGCTCGGGTCGAGGTCGGGGAGGTCGATGAGCACGCGCTGCCGTGGTCGCAGCCAGGGCGCGGCCCCGATGGTGACGCTGTAGCGCCGCCGCGCCGCCCGCGCCCGGTAGCCGGCATCGGCCACGTCGCGCGCCTCCTGCGCCGAGCGGACGAAGACGGGGCCGATGTCCACGACCTCCCCGAGCGCGGCCGCCCTGGTCGGGTAGCGCACGACGTAGGTGCGCAGGCTCGCCACGTCGCGCGCTGTCACGCGCACCTGCGCCACCGTGTGCGCGACCGCCCAGTCGCCCCCCACCGGGGCGAGGCAGAGGTCCGCCGTTAGCGTCAGCGCGATGGCGGGCCGGTAGAAGCGCGGGGAGGCCGGCGTCGCCTCCACCGCCGCCCGGTTGAGATTGTCCAGCCAGACGGACACGAGTCCGCCCTCGCCGAGCGCGTCGATGGTCCGGGCCAGCGTCGCCGGCGCGATGGGCAAATCGCCGACCGGGGGGAAGCCGCCGGCGTCAAGGTCCACCTTCGCCGCCGGCACCGGGCCGTAGGTCACCAGCAGGTGCGCCACCACATCGCCGACCGTCAGCGCCCCCGTGCCCGCCCAATTGCCGTCCCGCCCGCCGCCGGGCTGGTACTGCGTCACGAGCAGTTCGTTGAGTTTCGCGCGCTGCGGCAGCCCGGCGGCCCGCGCCATGCGGTCGATGACCACAGCGACGTGGCGGCACTGGACGAGGGGCGGCGTCCAGACCATCGCGGGGATGGTCGTCGCCGCGCCGTAGTCCCAGCGCGCCACCAAGTCCCAATCGGCCTGGCGCTCCCAGCGCGCCCCCAGCCCATCGGGGACGGCCGGGTTCGTCGGGGCCGTCGCGGGCGAGTACAGCACCGCACCGGCCTGGATGACCGGCGTCCCCGGCTTGCGGCGCAGCTCCACCGTCCCGAGGAACCAGCCGCCTTGCGGCACCCCGCCGTAGACGGGCGTCACCGCGTCCCCGGCGCTGTGCGCGAGGATGCCGGACACCCCGGTCAGCGTGTCGCCGCTGACGCCGGTGTAGGTGAACGTGTCGCCCGCGACGCTCGCCGTGCCGCTGGCGGGGAACTCGCCCGCGTCGGCCACCGCCACCGTCGTCGCGCCGGCCGGGACCGGCAGCGCCAGGTAGGTCGGGCGGTATGGCCCGAGGTTGGCCGCCCAGTAGCCGCTCCCCAGCGTGTCCGGGAAGAGGCCGACGCGGGGATGCTCCTCCGGCGTGAGGAAGCCGGTCCCGGTCGGGCTCTTCCGCACGAGCGCCTGGTGCGGCTGCCAGGCGACGCCCCCGTTGGCGTTATTGAAGATGATTTCCTGCACCGTCGTCAGCGAAGCGTGGTCGTAGTCGTCGCGGATGGCGGAGGAGGCGAAGCACAGCTTGAACCGCGCGCCGGTCGGGGGCGGCTTGAGTGCAACGTTCGGCATCGCCGTGCGGAGCGCGTAGACGGTGCGGTGCCCCGCGTCGAAGCGCGCGTTGAACTCGGCCGGGTTGAACGCGAAGATGACGCTATCGTCCGCCGGGATGCGCCAGTCTTCCCACGGGGCGATGTTGCCCGCGACGCGCACGACCACCTCGTGCCCGAGCCCGTCGTCCGACGCGAGCGAGAGCTTGTAGCCGGTGATGCCCTGGAAGAACATATCGGAGTACCCGACCGCGACCCGCAAGTCCTCGATTTCAAAGAGCGTGCGCGTGGCGAGGTTGCTGGCCGGATTGTTGTTGTCGCCGCCCTGGAAGCGCAGCACGAGCAGGCCGTTCGTCGCCCCGTCCGCGCTGTAATCGTAGTCTTGCCAATCGAGGCCGAGCGTCACGGTCGCCCCGCCGCCGTGCGTGACGTGCAGGGCTTTCCCGACGCTCCCCGCCTCGGCCGCCTTGTAGCGGAAGGTCACGCGGAAGGGGCGCGCGTCGAGCCAGATGTTCCACTGCGGCCCGTGCATCTGATACGGGTTGCCCGGCTGCGCCTTCGCCTCGACTTGCATCCGCCCGCTCGGGTAGCTGACCTGGCAGACGGTATCGTTGCGCGTGTTGGTGCCCGATCCTTCGAGCGCCGGGATGGCCGTCGGGGTATCGAAGCTGCCCCACGGCGTGACGTTGTGCCCGCACCAGACCTCCACCGCCGGTGCCCCGGTCAGGTCGGGGAAGACGCGGAGAATCTGCGGGAAGTCCGCGTCGCCGAGCGCCGGGCGTGCCGGGTCGGCGAGGACGGCCAGGACGCCGCACGTATCGGCGTCCTGGTCCACAATCTTCGCCGCCGCGCAGTCGTCCTGCGAGCGGTATTCGAGCGGCACCTCAAGCGTCGGGTCGGCGAGGACGGTCGAGGACGTGACGCTCGCGCCATCCGACAGATTGCGCCGCCCGACGCGCAGGGCCGGGACGTTGCGCCGGTCCCAGTACCCGTGATAGGTGACGTAGCGGGTGCCGGTCTGGAGGAGTTGCAGGCCGAGCGTCTGCCGGTCGCTCCCGTCGAGGTAGCCCCAGCAGACGGTGAAGAATGTCCCGAAGCCGCCGCCGCCGACGTTCATGCGCGCGACGATGGCGACCGCGAGGTCGTCCTGCCAGGCTTGGCGCGACTCTGTTTCGACGGTGAAACTCGCGGTGAAGCCCACGCCGTCATGCTCGATGGCGACCGAGCCGCGCAGCACCGTCGAGGACATGTCCGCCCATCCCGCCCCCGGCACCCACGCCCCGACGATGGTGCTTTCGTCCAGGGAACCGCGCGCGGGGCCGAGGAAGAGCCGCAGGTCGTGCCCATCGGGGGCGTAGGGCGCATACGGCGGGCTGCTGCTCATGCCGCACCTTGCATGGCCTTGACCGTGGATACGATTTGCCCCGCCGCCACCTCGCCCAGATTGACGCTCGCCATGTGCTGGAGCAGGCCGATGATGGTGTCCAGCTTGCCGGCCACGTCGCCGGAGACGGACCCGGATGCCACAATCGTGCCGCTGGCCGTGCCGCCGTTGACGCTGCCGCCGATGGTCGCGGTCACGTCGCCGAGGAGCGCCTGCGTCTCCAGTGCGCCCGCCCGGAGCCCCTTGTTCAGCCCGTCCATAATCATCCGGCCGGAGTCGTACAGCAGCACGCGGTCCACGACGGGCGGGCCTTTCGCCTGCTGAATCATGTTCGTGACCTGGCCGAGCAGCCCGGTCAATTCGCTAATCTTGGACTGGATGCCGTTGATGAGCCCCTGGATGAGCGACGACCCGGCGTTGACCAGGACGCCGGACAGGTCGCCGACCGCCGACGCCATCCGGCCGGGCAAGCCCTGGACGACACCGACCACCTCGCCGACCCGCGACTGCACGGTCGAGACCATCGACGAAAAGCCCGTCTCGACCGACTGCATCGCCGTCTGGACGCTGCCGCCGATGGCCGTGGCGATGCCGTCGAAATAGGCCCCGAGCGTCGAGGAGAAGCCCGCGACCGCGCCCTGGACGCCACCAATCATCGCGTCGAAGAGGCCCGTGACGATGGTCACCATGCCCTGGATGGCCGCCTCACACGCCTGCGCCATCCCCAGCACCGTCGCCTGCGCCGCCGTCCAGGCGCCCGCGAAGTCGCCCGCGAGGAGGGCCGAGACGATGGCGACCATCCCCGACACGGCGACGGAGATGAGGTCGATGACCGCCGTGAACGTCTGGATGACGCCGGTCGCGACCTGGATGGCCCCCGGCAGCGCCCCCGTGATGTAGCCGGCCAGCCCGCCGAGGGCGGCGAGGACGACGCCGATGGCCGCGATGAGGACGCCGCCGAGCAGTTCCCCGATGATGGTGATCGGCCCCTCCAGCGCCGCCCAGAGCGGCCCGAGCGCGGCGAGCAGCCCCTGCAACGGCGCGAGGCTCGCCGACAGCCCGTCGAACTGGGCCATGATGGTCGCCAGCACCGGGCCGAGCACCTCGCTCACGACCGCGAAGGCCGCGCGCAGCATGTCGCCGAACTGGATGAGGTAAGGCAGCGCGACCTGCACGCCCTGGCCGATGGCGGTGAAGCCCTGGCCGATGGCGGCGGCGAACTCCTGCACGCCCGTCGTGAAGGCCGGGGACGCCAGGACTGCCGCCACCTGCTGGAGTCCCGCTGTCATGCTGGCGAAGAGCGGCCCCGTCAGCGTCCCGGCCACCTGGGCGAACGTGTCCTTCAGGGTGGACATGAGGCCCGAAAACGACCGCGATTGCGCCTCCATCATGCCGCCGAAGTCGTTGTTCATCCCGTTGGTGAACGCCGTAATCGCCGTCTGCGAGTTGACCAGCCCCTTCGAGACCATGTCCATCGCGGTCGGGACGTCGACGCCGATGGCCTGCGCCAGGTACTGCCAGGCCGGAATGCCCGCCTCGACGAGCGACTGGATTTGCTCGGCGGACGCGGTCCCCTTGACCTGCATCTGGCCGAAGGCCCGCGTCACCGTGTCAATCATCTCGGAGCCGCCGCCCAGGCCCGCGACCGCGTCGCCGATGCTGGTGAGCGTCGGGATGACCGACTCGGCCGAGAAGCCCATCGCGAGGAGTTTCTGGGAGGCCGAGACGAGGTCGGGGAACTCGAACGGGGTCGCGGCGGCGAAGGATTGCAGGTCGTCGAGGAACGCGGTCGCCTTGCCGCCATCGCCGAGGATGGTGGTGAAGGCGATTTCCGCCTGCTCCTTCATCGCGTTGAAGTCGATGCCGGTCTTGACCACCGCGCCGCCGAGCGCGACAAGCCCCGCCGCCGCCGCGATGCCGCCGGTCGCGACGAGGCCCATCCCGCCGGTCGCGACACTGCCGAGCGTGCCGGTCAGTCCCGACATCTTCGTGTCGGCCTGATCGGCCGCGCCCGCCAGGCCCGTTAGTGCCTTGGAGCCGCCTTTGTCTTCTCCTAAGATTGTAATCGTGATCTGACGACCTGAACTCATGTCCTACCCTTGTGCGGCGCGCACCGTCTGGAGGAGGTAGTCGCGCAGCGCGGTACGGTCATCGTCATCGAGGTCGTAGAAGGCGTCGGGCGTGAGCGCCGGGTAGAAGTGGCAAAAGGCCGGCATCTCCTGGCGCAGCACATCTACGATGAGCCGTTCGCCGCCAGGACCGACGCCGTTGCTTTTGGGTCGGGCGCGGCCCCGAAGACGATGGCGATTTCCTGCCCGTCCATCAGGTCAACGACCGCCTCGTAGGTCAGGTCGGGCCGCTCCTCTTGCAGCCAGCAGGTGATGAGCCCGAGGTAGAGCTCGAGTGGCAGATCGCGCGGGTTGCCATCGGCCATCGCGACCGTGACCGGCACCCCGGCCAGCCGACCGGCGCGCAGCAACTCCCGCAGGCGGATGCGGTCGCGCCGCAGGGTGTACGTCGCCATTGGTCCCCGTTCTCCTCGGCCACCGCCGAGGGCTATTCCGTAATCCCGGCCGCCTCGACCAGTTCGTCAATCATGTCGCCGTACATGTCGGTGATTTGCGCCCGCATCGACCGGATCGTCGGATAGACCGCATAGCCGGTCTTGCCAAGATAGGGCGGGAACTGCTGCGTCGTCTTGCGTCGCCCCCCGCCGAACTCGTGCCCGATGGCCCACGGGACGCTATTGCTGCCGACCGCGACCTTCGCGGCCGTGCCCGAGGCGAGCGCGCGAATGGTGCCCGCCGCCCGACCGCCCGCGCGCGGGGTGTGCCCGCCCATCCGCGACTTTGCGGGGCCGACAATCATGTTCGCGAGACTTTTATTGGTGCGTTGCAACGCCTTGGGCCAGAGCGGCCCCTGAAGTTTTAGGCCCTTCCTGAGTTCTTTCAGTCCCGTCACTTGAATCTTATCTACCACATGTGTACCTCCTCGTGGTATAATTACAGCAACAGAACGCCCCGGCGCGGCTGTCACCGCCCGGAGCATGGCACCTCTCAACGCTGTATAGGAGCGTGAAAAATGCCCGCTAAGTGTACCAGTGTTCCCCGTGTCTGCCAGCACTGCGGGCGGACTTTCCTCGTCATACCGAGCAGGATAGCGAGCGGGGGAGGAAAGTTCTGCACGCTGCGGTGCAGCGGCGCCGCCAGAACGACGCGCGTCGAGCGCTCCTGCGAGACTTGCGCGAAGACCTTCACCGTGGCCCCTTCTCAGGTTGTAGCCGGCTACGGTCGGTTCTGCTCGTACCCCTGTGCCAATCGCGCGCTCGCAAACCGCCTTGACTTGACCTGCGAGCACTGCGGGAAGGCGTTCACGCGCGTCCCATCCCAGGTCGCGAAGCATCGCCACCACTTTTGTTCCCCGACCTGCATGGGGGCCGCGAAACGTCGGGATATCGTCGAGCGGCTCTGGGCGCGCGTCACGAAGTCGCCCGACCTCGACGGTTGCTGGCGGTGCAGCGGTCCATCGAGCAACGGCTATGTCATCATCTGGGAAGCGCCCGGCCGTGGCATCCTGGCCCATCGCCTCTCCTACGAACTCGCCTATGGCCCGATTCCCGAGGGGCTGGTAGTCCAGCACGCTTGCGATGTGCCCAACTGCGTGAACCCGGCGCATTTGTTCCCCGGCAACGCCGCGACCAATCGAGCCGATTCCGTGCTGAAGGGCCGGCACGCGCACGGCGAATCCCACGGCCGGAGCAGGCTCACCGGCGCGCAAGTGCTCGAAATCCGCCGTCGTGCGGCAATCGGCCCCGTTTCCTACCCCGCATTGGCGCGCGAGTATGGGGTGAAGCCCGGCACCATCGGCGGCATCATCAGGCGCAAGACGTGGCAACACCTCTAGCACCATCCTGCCCCCCTAGAGCGCGGTTTCGTCGGTGTGGATGACAATCTCCCAGGCCGGATTCGTGCCGTTGAACAGGCCCATGAAGGGCATCGTCAGCGTGAGCGGCCCAGCGTCCTCGAGGGCCGGCGTGTCCCCGGTGTACATAATCGCCGGGAGCGTCATCACGAGCTGGTAGGGGACCGCGAGGGTGGGGATGGTGCCGACCGCGAAGGTCGCCACGAGCGCCGAGGTGGTCCCCGCGATAAATTTGTTGTACTCGGCCATCGAGGAGAATTCGGTCACCATCTCCCCGGTAATCTCGAATTTGCCGTTCGCCACCTGCTCCTTTTTCGTCGTCACCGGCCCGAGGCAGCGCCGGTCGGTGGCGAGGGCGCGCGTGCCCTTGACCGAGAGGCTCTTGACGCAGGAGGCGACGCCGCCGATGGTGACCGTGGCGTCGATGAAGATGTAGGGCTGGGAGCCGCTGAGCAAGGTGTTGACGCCGAGCGCCTTCGAGGTGTCCTCGCTCACGGCGTCCCAGGTGGTCGAGAGTTGCAGCGCGGCGTCGAGTTCCGACGTGAACTCGAACTCCGTGACCTTCGCGCCGACGTAGGAGAACGGCGTCACGACGCCCGATGTCTGCGGGCGGCCGAACTGGAGCGACGCCGAGACGCCGTTGCCGCCGGTCGCCATGTCCGGGTGGAACGTCTGGGTGTACTCGACGGTCGAGGCGACCTGCGCCGACGCCCCGAAACCGAAACACTGCTTGAGGAGCGCCCCGAAACCCTTCGTCGCCACCTCGAACGAGACGTCGCCGGCCGCGCCGGAGGAGTACGAGCGCACGCCGTCCGTCCGCTGCACCATGCCGCCGAGCGTCGTCTTCGTAAACTGCGCCATCGCCGCCTTAACGCTCTCGCCGGGCATGATTTCGAGGAAGCGCACCGGCGGCACGAACGTCCCGAACACGGTTTCCGGGGCGAGGCCGAATTGCCCGTCGATCCCTGTACCGAAGGCCATGCCACCCTCCTACGCTGTGTCGCCGGTGGCCCGGCCCGCCGGGGCCGGCTCCAGCCACTCCGTTTCGCCCGCCGCTAGGAGCGCCTCGGCATCGGCGGCCGGGACGGTCACCGTCTCGCCGTGGTCAACGTGATACCAGCCGGTCGAGAGTTTGACCTCCACGCCGGTCGGCGACGAGCCGACGTAGGTGACATCGGCGGTCGCCTCGGCGTCCGTTGCGGTCGGTTCGGCCTTCGTCGCCTTCGTCGTCTTGGTCGCCATCGCGCGCCTCCGCACTGCTGCCGCTACGCGCCCGGTCCCAGCCGCGCCTCGCAGCGGAGGTAAAACTCCACCAGGGTAAACCGCCCATTCTCGTCAAAGCCTTGCACGAAACCCGTGTTCGCCCAGCCCGTGACGCGCACCGCGCCCGCGAGCGACGGATCCGCCCGGAGCGCCAGGAGCAGCTCGTCCACGACCGCCGCGGCCGCGTCCCGGCTGGCCCGCACCGCGCCCTCGTCCGCGCCCTGCCGCCAGCAGTAGACCCCGCCGTGCAGTTGGTAGATTTCGTCCGTCGAGCGCCCGCCCAGGCTCATGAACTGCTGCGGCTCGGCGACCGTGCCCCAGAGTTCGATGACGTCGCTGTCGCCGTGGAAGCCGAGCGGGAACTCGCCCGAGACGACCGCGACCTCGGCCAGCCCCGGCCGCGCCTGGAGGAGGTCGCACAGGTGCGAGAGCGCCGCCGCCTGCGTCGTCCGCGCGCCCATCAGCCGACCCCCGGAGCGCCCGAGGCGTAGCTCGCCAGGGCTGAATCGGCGACCGGGATGCCGAACCACCGGCCGTAGACGTTCGGGTTGGGCGTCGCGAGCTGGATGAGCCCGAACTGGGTACTTTGCTGGATGCTGCGGTCGGAGAGGTTCGACGGGATGACCTGATTGGTCAGCACCTTGAGCCCGGCGTAGCGGATGGCGGGCGGCACGTCCGCGTGCCCGTGCTCGTAGGCGACCTCGACCGTGCGCCGCCCGCGCGTCCAGATCCCGCCCGACTCGCGGACGAGCAGGCCGAACGGGACGACCTGGGTCGCGGCGACGTCCTCCGGACCGAAGGCCGCCCAGGTCGCCCCGCCCGGTTGCCGGAGTCTGGCCGCGCGCAGCGTCGTCACCCGCAGGTCGGGCACCAGCAGCTCGCTCGTCCCGTCGCCGTCGAGCACGAGCCGCCGGTAGCGCGGGAAGAAGTCAACGCCGCAGATGGCCGCGAACCACGTCGCGATGCGGTCGCGGGCGTCGGCGAGCGCCTCGTCGGGATAGGCCGCGACGCTCCCGAGTTTCCCGCCGTCGAACGCCCGCGCCTCGGCCAGGCCGAAGAGGAAGTCGCCGACGATTTCGTAGCGCGTGACGAGCAGGGCCGCGACGCCGCCGACCGTGCCCGCCCAGGAGGCGGTGAGGAGGTCGGGCAGCGCCGTGTCGGTCGGCGTCAGGTCGTATGTCCTGACGGTGCCGCTCCCGACCGCCGGCGCGGCGTCCACGACGAGCGTGCCGTCGTCGCGGGCGACCGTGACGGTCACCGCGCCGGGGTCGTCCGCGAAGTCGGCGCTGAGTTCGGCCGGCTCGGTCGCGCGCAGGGCGGTGAGCCCTGGCGCGACGGTGCGCTCCGTCATCGGTCCCTCTGGCGCTACTCGGCCTTCGGCTTCGCGGGCGTCGCGGTCGGTTGGCTCACGGCCTTATTCTCGGCCGGTTGCTGCGCCTTCGACGCCGCGCCGGGCTGGCCCGCACTCGCGGTGCCGGTGCCGGACGTGGTGACCGGGGGCTGGTTCGCCGCCAACGCGGCGGCGTTGGCGGCGTCAACCGCGTCGTAGTACTCGTCGAGGAGTTCCTGCGAGACGCCCGTCTCGGCCTCGGTCTTCCGCTCGACCTTCTGGGTCGCCGTGGTGCTCGGCTGCTGGGTCGTCGTGGTGCTCGGCTGCTGGGTCGCGGGGGTGCTCGGCTGCTGGGTCATGGTGTTGCCTCCTCGGGTGTGTGGGGCGGCCCCGGCCGCCACCGGGACCGCCGCGTCGGTGTGCGCGTGACTTGTTATAGATTACGCCGATAGTCCGGTCAAGTCACAAAGTGCGAGTGGACGGAAGACCAGAAGCGCGAGCCGCTCCTCCACCCTGATGGCCACAATATTCTTGCGCCAGTCATCCTCATTCTCAGTTGCAATGTCCAAAGACACTGCACTGCGCCGGGCGATGAGGGTCGCGGTGTCGTAGGCCCCGACCTTGCCGGTCCCGGCGGCCATCGCCGGGGTGACCACGACCGGCACGCCCCACAGCCGCTGCGGGGCCGGGTCGGCCGGGCTGCCCCAGATGTAGATGCCATCGGTCGTCTTCATGAGCTGCACGCTCTGCCAGTTGGTCGGGTGCAGGATACCGCCGCTCGGCTCGAGGAAGGAGGTGAGCCGAATCTTCGTCATCGCGCGATAGAACGTCTCGACGACGCTGTCGCCAGCGCCCGCGGTCTTCGCCTCGGTGTTGGTCGAGGCGGTGATGAGGCCGTTGAGGTGCGGCGCGGTGTTGTCGCCGTTAATCAGCTCGTCCTCCTCGGAGATGAGCATCAGCGTCTGGAGGCGGGTGTTGAGGTACGACTCGATGAGCGGCTGGTCCTCCAGGGTCTCGTCGGTCACCTTGAGGATGCCGGCGATTTTCCGCACGGGGGCGGTGCGCTCGGTGAAGCCGAGGGTCAGCTCCGGCTTCGTCGCGCCCTCGGCCGTGGCCGCGATGGCGTTGGTCGTCGTCGTCTCCTCCAGGTACTTGACCGCCGCCGCCGTGGTGCTGCCCTGCGGGATGAGCGAGGCGACGGTCGGGCGGCGCAGCGCACCCGGCAGGATGAACGGGAGGCGCATGGACTCGGGCGGCGCGCCAACCGTGGTCAGGGTCGCTTTGGTCACGAGCAGGGCCGTGAGCTGCGCCTCGGAGAGTTCCACCTCGACGGTCGGCCCCTGGCGCATCCCGCGCTTGTACCCTTTGTAGGCGGGCGAGTCGGTGAAAAGCTTCCCAAGTCCGCGCCAGGTCTGGTCAACCACACGGTCCTCGCCAGGGGCCGCCTCGCCGCGCCGGTCGCGCGCGTCCACCCCGGCCAATCCGGCGGCCTTCGCCACGTCGGCGCGGATCCGCTCCACGTCCACGAGTTGCCGCTCGCGGTCGGCCAGGTCGTTAATCTCCTGGTCGAGCCGCTGAATCTCCTTGACCTCGTCGCCGGAAATCTCGGGGTACTTGTCGAGCAGCGCCTTCTGCCCGTCGCGCCGGTTGTTGAGGACGCCGCGCACGTCGGCGAGCGTCCGGGGCTCGATGCTTGCGGTCATGGTGTGTTCCTCCGTCAGACGGCCACGCCGTTCAGGCGGGCCAGGGTCCGCTGCGCGCGGATGACGACCGCCAGCAGGGCGGCCTTGCCGTCGTCGGGCGGCGCGGTCGCGGCGTGCAAGGCCCGCAAGTCGCCAACAATCCCCTCCAGGGCGTCGGCGTGGGTCTTCAGCCGTCCCCGATTCGCCTCCGACAGGACGCGGCCCTCCTTCACCGTCCGCAGCTCCGCATGCGAGCGCAGACGCGCCGACAAGTCCTGGCAGGCCGCAAGCACCTGGCCGGATTCGTCCGCTAAGGTCAGACCGTCGCCGGCCTTGATGGCGGTGACCGTGGCGAGCGCATTGGCCGGCACGGTCACGATGGACACCTCGAAGAGTTGCGCCTTGGTGATGAGCCGCACGCCATCGTCGCGGCGCTCGCTGCCGTCCGGGGCGAGGCGGAAGCCAATCGAGAGGCCGACCGACTTGCCCCGCTCCAGGCGCTCGCGGACGACGGTGCGCGCGGCCTGCGCGGCGGGCGTGGTGTGGAACTGCGCGCGGAGGTGCAGCCCGTGGTCGTCCTCGGCGGCGTGGTCGATGGTGGCGACGGCGAGCGCGCCCCAGTCGTGCCCGACCGGCATGAAGCCGTCGCGGAGGAAGTCGGGCAGGCTCTCGGCGAACGCCCCCTGCACGACAATATCCCGCTGCTCGTCCAGGTTGCCGAAGGTCGAGCCGTAGCCTTCCAGCCAGCCCGCGCCGTCGTCGCTGAGTTTCAGGCCATCCGCGAGACAGACCTTGCGCTCCATGAGCGGCCTCCCGTACTACACAGCGGCGGGCACAGGCTCCGGTGCCGGTTCAGCGGTCAGGACAGGACTGAGGGCAAGCGGGCGATGCAGTCGATCAGCGTCAGGGTCGTCGATGCGCGGCATGTTCTCGATGCGCCGGATCTCGTTGGACGTAATCCATCCGGCGTTGATCGCCTGCGAATACGCCCCGTAACGCGCCTGCGCGTCGCCTTTGAGCACTTCGGCGGTGTCGAACTCGGCATAGCGGCCGGCGAAGGCCGGGACGCCGGCGAGGAGCTGCGTCTTGAGCGTCTCCTCGATCATCGTCGTCCAGATGTTGTAGGTGTGCTGCACGAGCCACCGGCTCTGCTCGCTGATATTCGAGTAGGTCGCCTTATCGAGGATGCCGACGATGGGCGGCGGCACGTCGAAGACCGCGCAGACCTCCTCGCGCGTGAGCTGGCGGTGCTCCACGACCGCCGCGTCGCGCATCGTCGCCCCGGTCGCCTGCCACTTGAGGTCGTCGGTCAGGACGGGCGTGCGGTAGGCGTTCTTGACCCCGGCGTGACGGCGGTTCCACTCGTGGCTAATGCGCTGCACGGCGGCCTCGACATCGGCCAGCTTTGCCGACGTCGTGAGGATGCCGGGCATGTTCCCGCCGTGCTCGAACGCGGCGATGCCGAGCTGCTGCGCGCCCGACTCGATGGCGAGGGTCCGGCGGAGCGGCTCCAGGGGCGACAAGCCGAAGCCGGGCCGGTGCCACGGCCAGCCGCCGGCCGCGCTGCCGCTCACGGGCGACCAGAAGCGGAAGTGGAGCACGCGCCACGCCTCCACCCGCCGCACCTCGCTCGTCTGCGGGACGGTGAACGCGTAGCTCCCGTCCGCGGCGACCGCCCAGCCCGCCGACGGGATCGGCTCAAGCGACGTCGGCACCGCGGTCGGCCCGGACGCCACCTTGAGCCACAGCGAATTACCGGCAGTCGCCACCTCGCCGACGACGCGCTGCGCGAAGTCGAACGGGGAGAGGCGCAGGCTCGGGCAGGGGTCGGCGAGCAGGGCGGCGAGCAGGCTGGTCCGCTCGCGCACCCGGTCGTCGCCCTCCTGTTCGCGGCGATAGACCTTGAGGGGCAAGCGCCCGATGCCGCGCGCCAGCTTGTTGACCAGCGTGTAGACCCAGACCTGCGCCGCGTAGAGGTCCGCATAATCCCACGAGTCCAGACCAACGGGCGCGTCGCCGACGAGCGGCGTCCAGGTCACCGGGGCGACCATGCCGGGGACCGCGCCGCCGAGCGTGGCCGGGAACTGGGACAGCCCTGGCCAGGTGGCGCTCACCTTCTGCCCGCCGTCCGGCGGTGCCTGCCGCAGCGGGGTCGGGGCCGCCGCCGGCCAGAGGAGTCCGCGCGCCGCGCCGAGGACGTTCATGGCGTCGCCTCCCCGTCGAGCCAGAGCAGGCCCACGGTCGCCGGCAGCGGCGGGGCCGGCTCGGCCTGGAGCGCCAGCCCGACCGCCATCACGAGGGCGATAGCCGCGTCGATCATCCGCTTGCGGCGGCGGTCCTTGGCGAGCCGCGTCTTCCCGTCCATCGTCGTGACCTCGATGGCCGCCGCGATGTGCCGGGCGAAGGCCGGGTCGCCGTCGTGCGCCAGCCGGCCCGCGGTGATGAGTTCGTAGAGGCCGGCGGTCGGCGGGCACATCCTGGCGTTCGTCTGCGGCGTCTCGACCATCGTCACGCCCTCGGCCGCCAGGTCGCCCGCCAGCCAGGTGACGAATGCCGGGTCGTAGGCGAAGCGCGAGTCCGGGTGTGCAGTGTGGAGGTCGCGTATCGCCTGGGCAATCTCTCCGCCCGGCACCCGCCAGTCGTCGTCGGGCTTGCCGGTCGCGGGGTTGAGCGGGCGCTCCCAGATGCGCGCGACGGACTGGAGCGTGCCCCCGGACCATTGCACCGCGACGAGGGCGGCGCTGTCGTGCTTGGTGGAGGCGTCCACGCCGCACCAAACCGGCTCGCCCGGCGTGAGCGCGACGGACGGCACCTGGCACGCCCGCCACGCGCCCTCGGGCAGCCACTGGCCCTCGGCCGCGGTCCAGATGTCGAGGAAATACCGCTTGAAGTTCGCCGGGCCTTTGCGCCGGGCGTCGAGGTAGAACGGGAGCGCCGTGGTCACGCCATAACTGGGATTGGCCTCGCGGAGGGCCGTGTCGAGGGCCGCGTCGTCCATGAGGTTGACGTCGGGGTCGGCGCAGGTGTGGATGCGGGCGTAGAAGGCCGGGTCGTCGACCGTGCCGGCGCTGACCTGCGCGGCGTGGTCGTGGAAGCGCCCGCACAGCGACTCGGGGTCGAACCCGGCGGTCGTAATCATGAAGATGAGCGGCTGCTCGCGGGCGGCGGTGCCGTTGGTCAGGACGTTGAAGAGCTGCTCGCCGGAGGCGTCGAACTCGTGCAGCTCGTCGAGGGCGACGCAGGACAGGTTGAGGCCGTCCTTCGTCTTCGCCTTCGCCGAGACGCGGAGGATCTGCGCGGCCGGGTTCTCGCGCAGGACGAGCGCGCGGCCGTAGCAGCGGATGAGGCCGCGCAGCGTCGGCGAGAGTTCGACCATCTGGCGCGCCGCCCCGAAGACGAGGTTCGCCTGGTCGTCCGAGTTCGACCCGACCGCGATCTCGGGGCTCGCCTCGTCGTCCGCGACCAGGAGGTAGAGGCAGAGGGCCGCGATCAGCTCCGTCTTGCCGTTCTTCTTGGGCACCTCGATGTAGGCCCAGCGGTAGCGCCGCTCCCAGCGGTCGCCGGTCCAGGTGACCTCGAAGAGCTCCCAGAGGAGCCGCTGCTGCCAGGGCTGGAGCGCGAACGGTTCCCCGCGCCATTTCCCCTTGCTGAGGACGCAATGCGCCTCGATGAACGCGATCGCCCGGCCGCCGAACGAGTCGAAGACGCGCCCGCCGAGGCTGATGCGGTCGGGCATGGCGACGACCGGGGCCTCGGCGAGCGCGCTCACGGCAGGTGCTCCAGGTCGATGACCGGGCGCTCGTCCGCGCGCGGCTCGTGCTCCTCCCGGCGTGGCCGGGCGAGTTGCCGGCGCAGCTCCCCGACCGTGACCGCGGCCTGGGCCTGCACGAGGCCGAGGCGCATCCGCGCCAGGGGCAGGATGCCGAGCATCTCCCGATACTTCTCGATTTCCCGCGTCAGCTCGCGCACGAGCTTGTGCAGGGGGTTGACGGTCGGCCCGGCGTAGCCGTCGACGACCGGCTCGGCCGCGACCTGCTCCTCCAGCGCCTCGCGCCGCGCCAGCAGGCGGCAGTAGCGGTGGATGTCGTAGGCGTCGACGCCGGTCGCGGCGAGGCTGACCGGGTCGGCCCAGTAGGCGCGCCAGGCGACGCGCCCCACGCCCGTCAGGTCGCGCGGGCAAGCGGGCATCTTCCGCGCCTCGCCGGGGGCGACGACGCGCAGCGACCGCCGTTCCTCGCGCCCGTCGCCGCGATACTGGAGCTGCTCGACCGGCTTGCGCGGGCGACCCGGCATCAGCGCACCCCGTGCGAGAGCGCCAGTGCGGCGGGAGTCGCCGCGTGCCGCGCCCGGTGGCAGTCTTTGCAGAGCGTCACGCCGTTCCCGATGGTGTCGAGGCCGCCGGCCGCCAGCGGGACGATGTGGTGCGCCTCGAGCGCCGCGTCCGTGCCGCAGTCCCGGCAGCGCAGCCCGTCGCGCGCCTTGACCGCCCGCGCCCACGAGGCCCGGCTGTACGACGTCCGGTACGCCTCGCGGCAGGCCGGGCAGCGGCTCCCGGTGCTGATCAGCGCCCCGCAGGTCAGGCAGGTCCGGATGGGCATCGGGCCTCCGGTTGCGGCGAAAAATCATCGATAGTGCGCGATAAAAAATATGAGGGCGGCGGTCTCGGGCGCGACCCCCCCGTGGCCGTGATTGGACCGACCCTCCGGTCCGCGGCGTCCGTACAGGGCGTGTGGCCCCCGGCAACGCGAAAAGCCCCCGGTCCCGCCGTAGGGCGGGTACTGGGGGCGTCGTGAGCCCGGCTGTGCAACTGACGGCAGTGTACGCCCGTCGGGCGTGCTTGTCTAGTGTTGTGCCAAGTCGAGGCGGTGCTGGGAGCCGCAGCGGTCGCAGCGGATGATGACGACGCCGCCGATGGCGACGAGGGAGCGGTTGCGGTCGCGCAGGTGGAGGTAGCCGGGGCCGACGATGGCGAGGGGACGGGCGTTGGGGCCGTGGCCGCAACGGCGGCAGTAGAGCGGAGCGGCGCTGGTGGGGTTGGTGGG